CCGTCGCTTGTCGGGCGTATGCTGAACTATTTCCCGGTTGCGGCTGGTTCTGGTTCGTCTGTGACGATTTCGTCTGCGACGACTGCGTCCTCGTCCTTCACGGGAAGTATTGCTGCGGGTACGTCGATCCTTACGGTGAGTGGCGTAACTGGTACGATCTACCTCGGCATGGTGCTGGGTTCGATCACTGGCGGTACGTTTGCTGCCTCGTCTAACGTGATTATCACCTCGCAGCTTTCCGGCACAACTGGCGGCGCTGGCACGTATAATCTGAGTCAGGTTAATACGGGTTCTGCGGCTACGGTTGCGGCGTCGAATGGCGGCGCGATTACGTTCGTGACTGGCGCTGCGAATAATCTGACTGCAAACGACGTTGTGACGCTTGCAGGCTTTACGTCTACATCGGGCACTGTGAACGGCGTTTACCCTGTTGCGTCGGTAGTCAGCAGCACTTCGTTTGTCGTGGCGACCGGCTACGGAAATAACACCGGCACGATCACCTCGACAAGTGCTTCGATCTCCGCGCAGTACACGGCTCGCGTCACGGCGAATACGAGCACGACGTTGACGTTCCAGGATATCGTCACTGCTACAGCAATGCCGATTGCTCCGACTGCAAGCTGCAACTACACGGTCGGCCTTATTGACCGCGGCCAGCTTCTGCCTCAGTCGCTGATTATTAGCTCGACACAGACCTGTCTGGTTGAACTGATTGCTAGTACGCCGACGTTGCAGGTTGGTCTTGCCGGTGCGAACTTCCAGGCGGAAGCGGTGCTTGGTTCGCAGTACTCCTTCGCTGAGCGCGACAACACGGCTGGTTATCTGGCTGGCGGCGAAGTGGTCTATGCGTTCACCTCGCCACCTTCTGGCTTGCAGCAGTTGAACCTCACTAACTTCTTCCCGGTGCTGACGAATATCAAGGGTAACATCCCGGATATTCTGACTGTTGCGGTAACGACGACGGTCGCAACTCCGGTTGGCGTGAACGTGATCTGCCAGGAGGCTATGTCGTAATATGGCAAATTTGTCCGTCGGGCGTGGCGAGAAACTTTCTACCAAGGAAGGCGCTGGCCTGACGGCCAAAGGCCGAGCCAAGTACAATCGGCAGCACGGGACAAACTTGAAGGCCCCGGCGCCGAAGCCGAAGACTGAAAAGGACGCTGGACGCAAGGCGAGCTTCTGCGCTCGCATGAAGGGCGTCGTGAAGAAGTCGAAGGGTCCGGCAGAGCGCGCGAAGGCTTCTCTTAAGCGTTGGGGCTGCAAGTGATGGCAGAGAATTGGATGAGCGATACGGTAGGTCCGATCCTGGCTGGGGCTACAGCGGTTGTCGGCGGCGTTTGGGCCGTCGGTAAGGCTTTGTGGCGCTCCGTCATGGCGCGCGTTGACGCGGTGCTAGAGCAGCATCACGAGCACGTTGACGCTACGAATGCGCGGTTCTCCAAGCTGGATGCTGATTTGAACGAAGTCCGCACGACTAGCTCGCAGTTTCGCGAGACTATGATCGCGGCGATTGGCGATCGGCCAACTCGCAAAGAGATCGCGGATCAGTTCGCGGACATGAAGACGTTCATTCGAGATTTGTTTGCAACTATGAAGACGCAGAAATAGGTTGCATCCAAGCGCGGGTCGTGGTACGCCTGCGCTATGAAACGCCTCCCGATCACATATCGACTCTCCGCTATGGTCGATGACGAAGATTACGAGCGCTGCAAGAACATGCGCTGGTATATCAAGCGGATCAAGCGTCGCCGGAATGGCGAGGCCGTTTGGAAGACATATGTCTATACGAACGTGCTTGTGAATGGCGAGCCGCGGCATTTGCATCTTGCGAGGCATGTGCTGAACGCGCCGGAGAATCTTCGCGTCACATACGTGAATAGAGATCATCTGGATTGCCGCAAGGCGAACCTGAAGCTCAGCGGGGTCCGTCAGGACCTCAAGCGGGTTAAGGGCTTCACGCACGCGGAACTGATCGGTGAAATTCTGGAAGAGCTAGGCGAATGAGCGAGCATCTGTTCGATCCGGCCGACGTGGACGATATCGAGGCCGCGTTCTATGACTTCATCCAGTACGTGAAGATCGACTCGAAGGAAGCAGGCACGATCACGCTGGCTGAGCCTTACATGGCGCAGAAGCGGTTTCTCAGCGGTGTGTTCGATGGGCTGAAGTCTGACGTGCATTGGTTTGTCGTGCTGAAGGCTCGACAGCTTGGCATTACCACGATGAGCTTGGTCCTGGACTTGTTTTGGGTCAGCTACTTCCCCGGCCTGCAAGGCGCCATCGTCTTTGACACGGACGGGAACAAGGAAAAGGCTCGCATTCTGTTCACGCGCATGCTGGAGAGCCTTCCGCGGAGCCATAGCATTCCGATCGTGAGCCATAACCGGAATGGGCTTGTGCTCAGGAATGGCTCCAGCTTGGACTACCTCGTAGCGGGAACTAGGAAGAACGGCGGCCTTGGCCGCTCGCGTGCTTATAACTTTCTGCATGCGACGGAGTGTTCCTCCTGGGGCGATCAGGAAGGGCTGGAGTCGTTGGAAAAGTCCCTCGCCGCGAAGTACCCAGCACGGCTGTACGTGTTTGAGTCTACGGCTCGCGGCTACAATATGTTCCACACCATGTGGGAAGAAGCGAAGGACGACACGCTCGTAAAGAGTGCGATCTTCATTGGCTGGTGGGCGAAGGAAGAATACGCCTTTGATCCGAAGCGGAGCTTCAAGGAGCGCGATCTTTTTGAGAGATATTCGAAGGCTCCAATCACGGAAGAAGAGCAAGAACTGATCGACTACGTGAAGAAAGAGTATGACTTCGAGGTCACGCTTCCGCAGCTTGCGTGGTACCGGCATGAAAAAGACCCCTCCGGCGAAGGCGATATCCTGACTGAGGACAGCGACAGCATCCTCGAACAGGAAATGCCGTGGCATGAAGAACAAGCGTTCATGCTCACGGGCGTGAACTTCTTCCAGCCGATACTGCTGAACGAAGCCGTGAAGGAGGCCGTGAAACGGCAGTTCAAGGCTTATCGGTACCACATGGGCGAAGATTTTTTGGCAACGGATTTGGAGCAACTTAAAACCGCCAAACTTGCTCAATTGAAGGTATGGGAAGACCCTGACCCTGCGGGCTCGTACGTCGTCGGCGCTGATCCAGCTTATGGTTCTGGGGATTCTGCTGACCGCTATTGTGCGCAAGTATTTCGGGTTTTTGCTGATGGTATGGACCAAGTCGCGGAGTTCTGCACCCCGAACCTGAAGACCTACCAATTCACCTGGGTTGTCGCGCACCTCTGCGGGCTCTATCGCAATGCCCGGCTGTTGCTGGAACTGAATGGCCCTGGCGAAGCCGTCTTCACGGAGTTCCGCAATCTCCAGACGATGCTGACGAATGGCATGCTGGCACAGCGGAATGAGAAGGGAGATGAGACGGAAGAAAGCCGCAACGCGCGGAACGTGCTGCGGCATGTGCGGACGTATCTCTACCATCGCGCAGACAGCTTTGGCTCTGGCGCGGCCCCACACTGGAAGACCACCTACGGCAACAAGATTGTGCTGTATAACCAGTTCCGCGATGCGTTCTCGCTTGGCCAGATCAAGATTAGGTCTGTGCCTTGTTTGGAGGAAATGCGGAACATCATTCAGGAAGGCGGCTCGATCCACGGCGAGGGCAAATCCAAGGACGACCGGCCGATGGCAGTGGCGCTCGCGTGTCGCGCATGGATCGACGGCGAGCGCAAGCGCATGCAGATGAACGGCCTTACTCGCGAGGCGGAATTGAATGCGGGCCAATTGACTCATACAGACATGAATCAGATTTTCACGTCGAACCTTCTGGCAGACTTCTTTGCGCGGCAGCAGGCTCAACGTGCATATGACGCTCGAAAGGCTCGCGCCGGTGGGCGTTGGAATTGGTAGGAGAAGAATACATGCCTTGCGGACGAAACGGCTCCCGCGGTCGTCGCGGTGGAAGATAAGACGCTTCAAGAGTTTGAAGACAACGCTTGACGGAGAATGACTATGGCGAAGAACAAGATTTTTGAGGCGCCTACGCCCAAGAATCTCAAGGCTGCCGTGGATCAGAATGTTCTGTTCCGTGGTGAATTTGTTGAGCATGTGGAGAAGGTTGCCAAGCGCAGCCGGTTCAAGCTCGAAACACAGCCGCCCCTTAAGTTTCTTCCGGGGCTCAAGGAAGACTATGCCCGTCGTTAGGACATACGGCTGCCCGGACTGCGGCGGGTCTTTTGACTTCCTGCACATGACTCGTGATGAGCCCCCTCCGGCCCATTGCGAGTTGTGTCGGACGTTCATGGGCGAAGTCGAGCCGGAACTTCCGGGCGTGAACATCGGCGGCAGCAACATCTCGAAGTCTGTAGATCAGGTCTATCGAGATGCTGAGCGCACGATGGGCGTCACGGACTGGAACGACGGGCTTCGCGATGGTGATGCGACTGCGAAGAAGCGCCAGCTTCCTGACAACGAAGTGACGCGCTTTGCCGCGCAGAACGGCATGAATCTTTGGGGCGGGGCCTCCACTTCGGACTATGTGAAGGCCGCAGGCGCTCGTCGCAATCCTGAAGGCACTGGTGCTGGCGTCATCGGCGCCATGCAAGAGAAGAACTACGGTCGGAGAATCGTCTGATGCGTTTGCCCGAAGGCGAAGCCAAGCTGCTTAAGCGCGTGCAGCAGGTCATTCAGGACTGCCGCGTTTCGCAGGATACCCGCGCGAATATGGCGCGTGAGCAGCGGCAGTGGAAGCTGACGGGCAGCCCGGATGGGAAGACTGCGATCTTCAATCGGCTTGAAGCGCATATTGACCGGCTCAGTTCGTATCTGTTCTCGCCGGTTGATCTGCGTTTCTTGATGGAGTTTGAGAACGACTACCCGCAGGAAATCCTCAAGCAGGCGGACGTCTCGGCGAAGTTCTTGACGAAGAAGGTTGAGGAAACCGGGCTCGATACGGTCTTCGGTCTGGCCGTGAATGAGGCCCTGACGTATGGGACTTGCTTCGTCAAGCTCATGTGGGGCCACGACGGGCTTGCTGGGCGACTGGTCATGCCCTGGCAGATCGGCGTTTATCACGAGGGCAGGCTTTCGCTGAACGAGCAGGAAGCCGTAGTCGAGTCGAATTATATTACGCTGTTCGAACTCTGGCGCAGGATCAGCCACCTGCCCAATGCGACGGAGCTTTATAAGCGAGCGAAGGACTATGCTAAGAAGGGCGACACTGAGTCTCCAGAGTATTCGTACTTTCATCAAGTCACACTTTCTGGCAGCTCCCCGATTGTGGACACGTCCTCCGGCGGTGTACCGTCTCCGGCGGGTGTGGTCGGAGTTGACGGGTCCAACTTTGGACCGCAACTATCCCCGGAAGTCACGGCGCAGCTAGTTCTGTTCCACGAGCTTACCGTCATCGACGACGTGACCGGGGACTATACCACGATCCAGATGGCCGAGCCGGATATCATTATTACTCCGCGCGGCGGGAAGAAGCACAATCTGTTCCTCAAGGGGCAGCTTCCGTATGTGAAGGTTCAGCCGAATTTGACTCCGGGTTATTTCTGGGGTCGCAGTGAGCTGACTCCGCTGCTCAAGATGCAGTCGTTGCTGCGCGATCGGCTTGAAGATATCAAGAAGTTGATGAGCCTTCAGTACGATCGACTGCTTGCGTTCACCGGGTTCTCCGGGATGAATGATGAGAAGTACGATGCGTTTAAGGAGGCCGGCTGGGTCAGCGAGGATACCCCTGGGGCTAAGGTGGAAGACCTCACGCCGAAGCTGCCGGATGCGGCCTTCGCGGACGTGAAGGAGATTCTTCAGTTCATGGACGATATCTCCGGCTTCCACAATATTCTTGGCGGCCAGGGTGAGTCCGGCGTGCGCAGCGGAAACCACGCTCAGACGCTACTACGCACGGCTTCGCCCAGGATGCGCCAGAAGGCCACGTATGTCGAGCGTCAGTGCGCCGAAATGGGCGACAAGGCGTTCAATTTGCTTGCGGCTAAGGACGCTCGCAATCTTTGGGTCGGCGACACCGCGGACGATCGGAAGCTGTTTCAGCTTGCAAGCGTCCCGGAAGATCACCGCATTGTAGTAGACAGCCACTCGGCCAGCCCGGTCTACGAGGAAGACCACAAGCAGCTTGCGGCGTTCCTCCTGAAGGCCCGCATCATCGACGGCGAGAGCGTGCTCGATATGCTGCACCTGCCGATGCGTGACTTGCTGAAGGCCCGCTATAAGCAGATGAAGCAGGCTGAGCAGCAGTTCTTGCAGCAGCATCCAGAACTGTTGACGAAGGGCAAAGGTCGCGCTAAATAAGCTGTGACCTTGTTCAAGGTCTTGGACTCCTCCCTAAACTTACGGCCTCTCAGAAATGGGAGGCCGTCTTTTTGAGTCCCGTTGGCGGCTGTAAAATGCTGCGCGCATAGTGCCGCCACTTCGGGGACGCATGGCGTCTCGCCCTTCCGGGCGGGAGCGGCATCGAGGAACCCCCGCAGTCGGCAGCCAACACCGCCTGTTGGCAGCGAGAAGCAGAGCCGAAAGGTTCCGCTTTCTAACTGGAGGACACTGCGATGCGTCGCAAGGGTCGTAAGGCGAAGCGGTAATGGCACTGCCTCCTATGACACCTCCGAGTGCTCCGGCAGGCGGTAGCCCCCTTGCCGCTGGCGCTGGAACACTGCCGGGTCAGCCGCCTTTTGGTTCCTCCCCGGTTCAAATGCCGACTCCAGACCGAGGTTTGCAGGCGGCAGCATTGGCTCAGGTGTCATGGGCGGTGCGCATTCTGGAGAAGGCCCTGCCCCTACTCGGGGCGGGGTCTGATCCGGGAAAGGATGTGCTTAAGGCTTTGCAGTCTCTGACGAAGCATGTTCCTCCGGGCTCGACTATGCCAGGTGTGGAGAACAGCACGCTTCAGCAGATGATGATGCAGGGCAAGCAGGAGCAGCCTATGAATCAGGTCTTGCAGGCCATGGGTCAGGGCGGTGCTCCGGGTGGTGGCATGGGTATGCCGCCGCAGACTCCAGCCGGAATGTAGGAGAGTAGAATGGCCACAAATATCTGGCACGACAGCACCAAGACGGTTCCGAAGTCGGACCCGAAGGTGCATCGCGTCGCTTTCGATCACCAGGAAATGGGTGCTCGTAAGTCGCATCTGCCGACGGGCACCGCCTTCAAGAACCAAAACACAATCAAGCACGTTGGCAAGTAAAAGGGAAGTAGTTCATGCCGTTGATCGAGGCCGATGAGGATGAGGTGAAGGCTGGTGCAGCCGCTCGCCGACTTCTCGACAGTTTCTACACGAACCCCAAGACCCGCAGTAAGCTGCTTGGGCTCGTGAAGGACCTGAATCCCGACGCGCCTATTCCTGAACTTGATGTGGCCGCGCCGCTTCAGGCTCAGCTGGAAGAGTTCCGTAAGGAAATCGGCGGCACTGTCGCCGAGCTTAAGGACGCTCTGACGAGGGATAAGCAGACTCGGGACGTGACTTCCGTAATCGAACGTGAGCGTTCGAAGCTGCGGAAGATGGGTTATGACGACGAGGGCATCGCCGGAATCGAGAAGGTTATGGAGGACCGTGGCGTCGTAGACTACGACATGGCCGCCGCCTACTACGACAAGACGCTGCCCAAGCCCGAACCCATTAACGACTCTTACGGGATGGACCGTAGCTGGAACTTCAATGCTCCGCGTGATGACGACGCGGATCACAAGGGCTGGCTCGCAAATCCTCGCAAACAGTCGCAGCTTGAAGTTCAGAAGTTCCTTTCTGAACAGCGCGCTGCACGAGGCCGCTAGTCGTAAGATCGCATGGACAATCTTATGACTGCGGGGAATCGGGTTTGTGGCGATCCTGTGGATCGCCTCTCTATGGCATCAACAGGAGCTTAGCACATGCCTCTTTCGGGTATCGGCATTACGCCGGGTGCGGGTGCAGTTTATAACGAACTGAGCGCCCTCACACGCCGCGCGTTTATTCCGCGAGTGACCACTCAGATTTACTATTCCACTCCCACGATCATGATGCTGCTCGGCAACGCGCAGAAGGTCGGCGGCGGTGTGAACCAGATCACGGTTCCCGTGCAGGGGAACTCGATGGTCCAGGGTTCTTGGACGAGCTACAGCGGCACGTTCAACAAACCCCAGGTCATTCCCGGCGTGCAGAACGCGCAGTATTCGGTCTCGTACTTCACAGTGCCGGTTCCGCTGGTGCTTGGTGAAGCCCTGATCCAGAGCACCGAAGCGGTCATTCCGATCCTCGACGTTCGCATGAACGACGTGTACGCGGTCACTGCCCAGCAGATCGGCTCCGCGGCCTTCACGAACAACAGCGCCAACCCGCTGATGCCGCAGGGCCTGCTCGACGCCTATGACAACGGCTCGAACATCAACAACTACGGCGGCATTTCGCGTACAGCGGCTGGCAACAGCTTCTGGCAGGGTCAGTACTACAATGCTGGCGGCGCCAACATCCTGAACCGTGCGACGCTGGCTCAGTACCTGATCCAGATCACGGACAATGCAGGCGGCGAAGCCCCGGACATGGTCATCATGTCCCCGTCGGACTATGCCACGCTGAACAGCTCGTTCATCGGCACGGAGCAGAACAATCTGTCTCCGGGCAGCAAGTACAACATGGACACGCCCGTCCGTTCGAGCTTCCCGAACCTCGACATTTCTGGCGTGCCGTTCTTCCTCGATCATTGGTGCCCGAAGGGGACCATCATCGCGATCAACTCGCGCTACACCGCGATGTATCTGTCGGAAGATGCGCCCTTCGCCTTCTCGGGCTTCTACAGCGCCATCCCGCTGATGCAGATCGCTCAGATCGGCGTGATGATCCTGGGCTATAACATCGTCTGCTCGAAGCCGTCGAGCGGTGCGATCATCACCAACTTCACAGGAGGTGCTTTCTAATGAGCATCATCGGCATTGGCGGCACGGGCATTCCGCTGCCGTATCCCTCGGCGCTGTATGGCTACAGCGCGTTTGGCGGCACGAACGAAGTCACGCTGTACGGCGGGCAGGTTCTTGTTCTTCCGGCTGGTACCTTCTGGGTCTCGCCGGGCGTGAGCACCTTCCTTCAGTACCTGGACCCCGTGAGCAACCTGTGGGTTGTCGCGAATCAGGTTGCCGGTACTGGTCGTTACGTGAACTCGGACGGCGCCAACTGGCGTCTGGCGAACCTCACGGGCTGCCCGGTCGGCGCCATCGTGACGAATAGCGGGACGGGTTATACTTCGGCCCCGACCGTGACTGCTTCGTCTGGTAGCTCCACTTGGACTGCCATTGTCGGCGGCGCGATCAGCACGACGGTCACGGTTGGTACGGCTGGTTCCGGCTACACCTTCCCGCCGAACGTGTGGTTCTCGGCTCCCCCGCAGGGCGGCATCCAGGCTACAGGTTACGCCACGATCTCTGGCGGCGCGGTGGCTTCGGTTGTCGTGACAAACCAGGGCGCTGGTTACACTTCGGCTCCGACGATCACGTTCCAGGCCCAGTCGTTTGACACATCGACCTCGATCGTGTCGGCTGCCGCTACCTGCGCGCTGATTGCTTCGGGCACTGCTGGCGGCGCTCAGACAATCTCGGCCGTCGTTTGCACTTCGCCGGGCACTGCTTCTACCGACTTCGGCGGCACGGCGATCACGCTGAGCTTCGCTGGCGGCGGTGGTTCTTCGGCTGCTGCGACTCTGGTTCCCTGCCTTGCGGTTCGTACCGCGACGGTCGGCGCCTCCGGTGCGGGCTATCTGAACTTCCCGTATGCCATCACGGCTATCGGCGGTCAGATTTCCGCTACGGCTACAGTGCTGAACCCGGCCATCGGGAACAAGTACTTCACGCCGCGCCTTGCCAACCTTGGCACTGCGACTCCGACGACTGGTGCGTTCACTTCGACCACACTGGCTTCGGCGACGCTGTCCACGGCGAGCGCTTCGAACGCTATTGATCCGGGCCTCTATCAGGTTGCCCCGGCGACTACAGCGTTCGGCGCGATTGGTCCGGGCGGCGGCACCACGGCGGCGAGCTTCTCGGCGCTGACGATGGGTGCGGTCTTCGACACCAGCTACATCCAGCCGATCTAACAGCCTGCGGGGTGGAGCAGTCCGGCAGCTCGTTAGGCTCATAACCTAAAGGTCGCAGGTTCAAATCCTGCTCCCGCAACCACTTGTAAGAGGCTCTGAGGATGGCACTTGCTTCGTACATTAGCCAGACTCAGAGCCTTTTGCATGACACAGCCGGAACGCTGTATTCCACGGCTAGTCTGACGACGTACATTAACCAGGCTCGCGGGCAGATCGCGGCCGAAGGAATGTGCATTCGGAGTGTGCTGACGCTCAGCACAGTCGCAAGCCAGCAAAGCTATCTGCTCAGCACGATTTCCGTTGCCAGCGTGACTGGCGCGCAATATGTACTTGTAGTCCGAAAGGCTGCGCACGCCGTTGGTGCCGCTAATCCGGCCCGCCTTGACGGCCGCCCTTGGGACTACTTCTTCAATTACTGCCTCACAAAGCCCACGACCGCAACGCCGACTACATGGTCGCAGCTTTCGCAGGGCCAGGGAGGGCAGTTCTATCTCTACCCGACGCCAGTCGCAGGCGGCACCCTTACGCTTGACTGCGTGCTCATCCCGGTTGATCTGGTCGATGACACGACTGTTGAGCTAATTCCGTGGCCGTGGACTACAGCCGTGTGTTACTACGCGGCGTATCTGGCGTACATGAATGCTCAGCGCAATGCTGACGCCGATCGCATGTGGCAGTTGTATCAGCAGAAGATGCAGCGTGCTCGCGACATGACAACCCCGTCTACCCTGCCCAGGAACTTCCCGCTGAGCAATCAGGTCTCGGGCGTCCCGACGGTCACTCCTGGGCCATTCCCAGGAGCGCAAGGTGGTTCTTAGCGATTACCTCAAGAAGGTTCAAATCCTGCTTTCGGACTTGTCCGAGACGAATTACAATCGCGCGGATTTGATCGACTATATCAATGAGGGCCGCTCGCAGATCGCGGGCGAAGGCCAGTGCGTGCGCGCGATTCCGTTCACAGGCAGCGTGAACTATGTGCTGAACAGCACGAATGGTTCTGGCGGAACCGTCGGCTCTGGCTACCCGCTTGTTTTCACGAATGCTGTTGGCGACACGACTGGCTCCGGCGCGGCCGGAACTTACGATGTGATGAGCGACGGGACGATTACGAATATCGTTCAGACCAACGCAGGGACAAATTATTCAAAGGCTCCAATTGTGACCTGCGGCGGCGCGGGCTTCTCCGGCGGCACGGCACCTAGTCTCCTGGCGATCATGTACACTGGCTTCCCGGCTGTAGTGAATCAGGAGGTCTATCCGTTCAGCGATGTGAGTTGGTCAAACCAGCCGGGGATTTCCGGGATCATCGGCGTTCGGGGCGTCTCGGTGATCTGGAACACTTACAGGTTCACGACGCAGCGTGTGAGCTTTTCCAAGTATCAGGCGTGGGTCCGCACCTACACGAATACGTTCACTGATGTTCCTCGCGTTGCGGCGCAATATGGGCAAGGCGTAAATGGTTCGCTTTATCTCTATCCGGTTCCTAACTCAAACTACATTTTGGAATGGGATTGCATCTGCGATGTATCGCCTCTCACGGACGATACAATTACAGACCCTATCCCTGCGCCGTGGACTACTGCTGTGCAGTATTATGCTGCGTATAAAGCGTTTGAAAGCGCGCAGGCGCTTGATCGCGCTGACAAGATGTTTCAGACTTTCCAGCGGTTCATGAAGCGCGCCCGCGCGCAGACTCAGCCTGGGACAGTTTCTAACTGGTATGGACGCGCCTGATGAGCGGTATGACTTCCACTGCGTCTCCGCAGCAGACTCCGGGCCTCCCGGAGAACATGGACGTTATTGCGTTTGAGGGCTTCGAAGGGATCAACACGCAGTTTCGCAGGCTTTCGACTCCGCCGAATCAGCTTTGGTGGTGCGACGGTTTCATGCCGTTTGCGAAGAACCGCCTGCGCGCCATGCCAAGCAATGCAGTTACGGATATCGGCTTCACGGCGCCAGCCGGGACGATCATTGTCAGCTTCAAGTTTTTTAGCTTGAAGAGTTTGACGAATAATACTGGCCAGCAGTACGTAGTGATTTTTACGTCTGACGGCGCCGGGACGTTCTTGAAGAATATCTCCGGCACTTGGACGACAGTCTTGTCGCTCGGAGCTGGTACATTCACGGTTAACGTGATTACTGGCTCACCTTACGGTACTACGCTGCCGGGGTACAACAACCCGTACGCTGTGCAGTGGGGCAATCAGTATCTGCTGATTGTCGCGGCGAATGGGTACTTTATGTTTACAGGTTCAACGGAAGGTACAGGCGCTACACCTGCGGTGCTGTATTCTGGAGGTGCTACAACTTCTAGTGTTTCTCCGATTGTGACTATTCGAGCGGCGGGTAGCGGTTACAATTCCGCGACTACAACTGTGACGGTTGCAGGTGGGTCTGGGTCTGGCGCGACCTTCAAGGCTGGGTTTACGGGTGGACAGCTTACAAGCATTATCGTGACAAACGCTGGTAGCGGCTACACTGTTACAAATGGCATCGGCTCAGTCATTGGTTTTACCGTTACGAATACTGGCGGTGTTGGCGGTGCGCATACAGACAGCGTTGCTACCGTCACGCCTGTTGCGGGTAACACACCGACTACAGCCGCAGTGATTTGGTATGATGTTACGGCTACAGGCAATGTTAAAAATGTGCGGATTGTAAATAGCGGAGAAGGTTATACAAGCCCTCCGACGCTTGCGTTTCCGGATGCCGGGCCTGCTGCCGCAGGCACAACTACGATCTCGACTTCGCCCGCTACGCTTGCGCTTTACATTACGGATTCCTCTTCTCCGCATCCGGTTGGAGGTGCTCAGGCGACTGTTGCGCTTATGCCAGTCGGCGTCGCGGGTTCGGCTATTGAGACGTATAGCACTCGCGCTTGGGTCGCGAACGGCGGAAAGATTCTGTTTACGGCTCCGGGTAGCCCGGTCGATTTCGGCAGCACCAATGGCGGCGGAGTCATCACCTCGACGGATTCGTTCCTGAAAAACTCCTACATCAACTTGTTCCAGTCGAATGGGTTTTTGTATGTAACGGCGGACAGCTCGACGAATTACATTTCCGGCGTCACGACTAGCGGAACGCCAGTGACCACGACGTTCTCGAATGTGAATATTGATCCGCAGCAAGGCACGACGCTGCGTGACTCAATGCAGGTCTTTGGGCACAAGATCATCTACGTGGCGCAGGACGGTATCCACGCTGTTAACGGCGGTATCGTGCAGAAAATTTCGTCTGAGCTTGACGGGTTCTTTGACACGTATAACGGAAACACGTTTGATCAGTTTGCGCCCTCGTCGGCGCAGGCGCACATCTATGGCCAGCTCTGCTACATGGTGCTTCTGCCGGTGCCCGATCCAGTTACAAACGTGTCGAGCATCAAGCTGGTGCTGTGGAACGGGGCGCGCTGGTGGACTTCGCCGCAGAGCGTGAACTTGATCCGTCTGGACACGTTTGAGTATAACGGCGATGTAACCGCGTATGGCTCAGACGGGCAAAAGATTTACCAGCTATTCGACACGACTGCGCCTTCGACGTTCACGAAGAAGATCATGTCTAGGCTCTTTGTGAATCCTTCGTACCTGCTGACGAAGCGCGCGTTGCGGTTGCTCGGGCTGGTGTATAAGGACTCTGCGACGGCTCCGGCGATCACTGCAAACATTGATAACGCTAATCCGTCGGCAAGTACAAGCTACGCTCTTGGCGCGCTCACTGATCCGCAATGGCTGCAAAGCGGTCAGAAGTTCTTCACGACGAATGTTGAGCAAACCGGCTACGTTTTAGGCTTGACAATTTCCACGACTGAGGCCAACATCGACTTGCAATCGTTCATGCTGGTTGACCAGCAGTACACGCCGCAAATTTGATGGAGTTCCAAATGGACAAAGACCCGACTCGGCGGGAAAGTCCGCCGAAGAAGAAGGAGCGGAAAGGTGCTGGCTGCGCTGCTGAACTTCAGTCTTGAGGACAACGAGCGGGATTTCTTCGCTGCGCACAACATGGACAGCCATCGGCTGATCGCTGAGACGCTCCAGCGCAAGTACGGCGTTACGGTTCCGTTGTTCCCGATCCAGGTTTTGCCGCCGACGAATTATCACGAATGGCTCTCGCAGCATGCGCAGATGCACAACGTGTTTAGTCAGTTGCTGGGCCTGGACTCGAACAACTTCAACATTTCTGACTTTAAGAGTCAGGAAGAAATCGAGGCTTTCGCGCAGCAGCACTTCCAAAACCATGCTGACGCGCATAACAAATTGGGGATTCCACAATGAGCACGAGCACCAGCGTTCCCGGCATGAAGGCGATGATAGCACTCCCGACGAAGGTCGCGGAGGTAGCTGCGCCGCCGGTCTTTGAAATTCCTCCGCAGAAGATGAGCACCTACCATGAGATGCGGCTACCGCTTTCTGAACTGCCGGAAGTCCGGAATGTGGTCGAGTCGGAGGTTGAGCCTCTCTGCACGCAGGCGCTGCCATATTTGCAGAAGGAATTTCCTCGTCTGGACTCTGGCTCTTTTATCCATTATGCTCGCAGTACTTTCCGTGATAACAAGATAAAGCTGGTCCGGACTGATGACGCTTGGGGCTGCGCTGAGGCTTCTATTTCTATCTGGGAGCCGCAGCTTACCGTGCGCGTGCTGTGGATCGCGAAGCTGACGAACAGCACCGTGGACGGCATGACCCTGCTCAAGTACTTCGAGAACTGGGCAAAGTCTGTCA